GCAAAGGTACTAGAGTTAATAAAAACTCAATGTACCATGATTAGTCGTTGCGCCAACCTGAAGAGGTGAGCGTCGCTAATCTTAACTTTGTGCTTGTTCGTCGAGTCACGTCTGAGGAATTTCCAGGCGTGATGCCCTTAGTTAACTCAAGAGAAAGGAGGTAACCAGGTACGTCCTTCAAACGATTAAGTTTGTCGGTCGACTTAATATCACTTCGCCAACCATGACGACCCATCATTTGTAGCACGATTGGGCCAGCAGCACCTCTGTATTTAAGAGGGACTGCCTTCATGGACGCGAAAGTCCAAGTAAACGTATCTCTGTCCCAAGTTACAAACCTCGATATTTGAGATCTGTCCCAAGGGGCATAGATATGACCTTCTTTATCCTCGCAAAGAGGACCGAGAAGGTTGTGCTTAATAACCTTTGGAATTCGGCGGTATAGCAAGTCTCGAAAATTATCGAAGCTGCTAAGTCCATCGAATGGTCTATGATCGGTAAAACGATCGTATAAACCGCCAAAAGAGTTAAGCACAAAAACAAGGTCTTTAGCGTTTTGTAACTTCCTTTTCAGGAAGAAAGGGCGAACGTTCCGACCTTCGAACCAGTCCGATCCGCAAGATTCACGGAAAGGACCGGTAAGGTAGGACTTTTCGGAGTTGACGCTAAAGCCGGAAAAGGCTAAAACATCAATCAATCGAAGAGCCATACCCGCTGGACAGATGATATCATCTCCGTAAACAGAGACTAAACTACGACCGAACCCCAAGTGTCTCGCGACACTTAAGGCAAGAGCGTAGAATATCATCGATTCCAACTGGAAGGTAAAACCATTACCCATGGAACTAAATTTAGCCCATGGTCTGACTTGACCTTCAATGATCCCTGATGGGGACCGGAGAGAGTCAAGGAGATTGAACCATTCCTCAGGGAGTAATTCCCTGACCAGCTCTATCGATAGGGTATCACTAGCCATAGACAAATCTATTGTAACAGGTTTGTCGTTTGGTTCGTGAATATCCATCGACCCGTCGCGCGCCAGGGTTTGATTCCGGGTTTGCGATAAGAGATTAAGTCCATTTTGACGCAGAATCTGCGTAAAGTGGTCCCCAATCCCGAGCTGAAGGAAAATGTTCATCAATGGTTCTATTGCGATGGCTCGATGAGTTTGAGCCGTCTTCGGAACAAAAGTTACTTTGTTATAGTTGACTACCTTAAACCGTTTAAGGATGTCGTCACGACATTCCCGATGTGAAGGTACAGGGTCACCAAGAATTGCTTCAGGGTTCACGATGTACCGACGCCACTGCGGATCCGCAAGGATAGCAGCTTCGGCATAAGGTAATGCTCTTGTGGTTACTGTGTAATGCTCGGCCGCATATTTATAATATGCGGTTGTCGCATCACCAGACACTCCGACAGCACCACCCGGTCCATGCCTTGTATGGTCGTAGATCGTATTAAGATCTACGGGTCCTAGCCAACTAGAGATCAAAAGGCGAGCAGTATGAAATATACTGTGAAGCCCTTCCCATCTGTTTTTTAGACGGAAACCTCTATTTCGAAACCATTTGAGTCGGCGATTAGTTATTCGGCAGAGCTTTTCAGCCCTTTCGAAGTTACTAATAGCTTTCCCAAGGGGATCGAGGTCGGCTACTTTTCCAAAAGGAAACTTCTTTAGAAAAGATACAACAACGGTTGAAGAGTAGAACTCTTCAGGCGACCTATACTTCTGTGGGTCACACATACGTTGGCACCCGAAGTAATCATTCAGTGACCGATTGGCCACAACGTCTGATAAGACGCGTTTCAGATTACTGTCAAGGTGAGGTAGGTCCTGGATCAACTTATCTAGAAGCAACCAATGAAGATCGGTTGTAATTCTAGCGGGAAACCGCTTCCCAAACGAACTCTCGATCTCCTTACGGAGTTTCTTGAGTTTTGTTAACTTGACTGATCGCATTAACAATTCCTTTCCAAGTTATTACCCTTACGGGTAAAGAGCACCGAAAAGACCCACAGTTAAGTGGGCATGTATCCGTATTCGATCGCCTGTTTCATAAAGGCGCCATCGTAGAGCATAGCAGCGTTCAAGTGAATCGCTGTACGATCTGCGAGGGTGATGGGTACCGGTATGCTGGTAACCATCTCACAGACAGCAACGTATTCAACTCCGCTGACCGTATGGTAAGTGGTCCGCTTAAAGTTGAAGCGTTCTGTCCCCGGAAACGTCGGTGTTGGCTTGGCTTGGACTCGTTTCAGAGAAACGATCGATCGGTTTACACCCACGTCGTTTTTCCAAACGGCGAGGTCACTGCCTTGATCGTACGCAGTGTAAAGTAAACCAGTCCCAGTCGGGGCGACAAGAGTAGTTCCTAGCTGGATGTTATTCATTTACGTCCTTATGGAGCTAAATGTCGGCCAATGCTTTGATTAATGCAACGGCATCGACCGCCCGTTTAACGTTAAGTTTAACGTTAACCGGCGGGGGATTCGCCAAAACTAGACCGAGACCTCTAAATCTGTCACGTTTGTCTATAACAAGCCTGTCATCCAGGTCTAAACCTGAGATGGCATGCCTGAGTAGAGTAGCGTGAGCAGGTTTTGGAGTATAGACACCGGTTCGATGTATTGAATTCGTTGTCGTAACGGTATAGCCTTCGGCGAGAATTTGAATTCCCAATTTTGGCGTAACAGCCTCCAGCCAATCACCGATTTGTACAAACCAATCGATGACAAAACTGAAAGGCACGAGTTCCCATGCTGCTAGTGGTAACTCAGTTACTCCAAAATCGCGAGCCGACTGATATGTTAAATCAGCCGTATAAAGGCAAAAGGCTCTGACAAGAACTGTTAGGTTCTTGTCGTACGTGTAAACGATATCCCCATCGTCACCCAGACTTTGATTTTTAGTCGTAGTGGCGGTTTGGACCTCGAATACACGTCCACGAGCAGTCGCACGTTTTTGTAAAACACGCGATTTGTCAAGTGCCTTTAAAGCACCCTGCAGTTCCATGACGAGAGGTGTCCAACCATACCGATACTCGAGCCAGCGATTACCTGCTGAACGCGAGAACCAGTTACGTCGGTCATTCTCTTTAGTCCGTCGCCCTATGGCTGAAATAACCATGTGGGCATTACCCGTTTTTACACCTTTAATAACCTGATACAGTGTTTTTACAGTCTGTGTCAAGAGATTAATGGTTTTGGGTAATTCGGCCAGCGAAACCAAACTCTGAACGTGTATTTTACTAATACGGTTCCGAGCCTGGATAGCTCCTAGCTTCACGTTTTTCGTGATGACGTCATCGCCAAGAATATTCCCCTTAAGGGAAAGGTTCGTGTCGATAGCGTCCGTGTAAGCACCCCACGAACCACCAGAATCGTGGTAAGTGTGTTTGCCTACATGACTAGGGGGAGAAATGGCGCTCCATGTAGCATTCCCATTACCGAACGAGTAGTAAGTTCTCGTCCAATCTTTGGGATTGTTAATGATTTCGCCTTTCGCTGACATGAAACTGAAGCCTGGAGTTACGATATCATTCATAACTTCAGAAATCCCTTGCGCTTGCGTCGGATACGACGCATACGTAAGAACCGAAGTCCCAGAAGTGGAGTCGTCAGTAACGCGATTTAAAGGCGTCATGACTAAACCTCCTCTGGTTCTACGGCGCGGATATGGTGCTTTCATCTCTGACCTCGTTTATTATCTGGGTGAAATTACTTCACCTCGATAACAAAACATGCACTTTCGTGTATGGACGAGGCGGAATTCGATCCTTCAAACCAATTCGTACCGGTTTAAATAGATCGAAAGACGTTCCCCTTACGGG